CATGAACATTGCTCTACGAACCTTTGCCAAATCGTGTTTAAACTCTCTCGTAAGTTCATTGTCTTGTTTCTCTATCTTTTGTTTAATGGATTCGATTTCACTCCAGCGTTTAGCGCCATGTTTCTTAATGAAATCAGCTTTGACTTTAGCTTCCTCGATACGGATGGTTTCTTGGCGTTGCCATTCCATCATTGCTCTCTTGAAGTACTGCTCTTTAAAGACCTGTGTTTCTTTTATCTGCCGTCGACGCTCTAGGTCTTTCTGCTGCGCTACTGCTGCTGCGTCTTTCTGTACATCGGTAATACTTTTAGTGATGGACTTACTAGCCTCACGACTAGCATCCATACTACTAGTTACGGATTTTGCTCCTTCGATAAAACCAAATTGGTCGGACATGATTCATAGTCTTATTATTGTGTTACTGCTTCATCCCAGTTAATTTTTGTAGTAGTCGGCACTGTTTCAGAAGCAGGCGCTGTCGCTTGAGGAGACCCAAATAATGAATTGATTTCATTAATGTATTCGCTGTCAATAATTCCCGACTCATTTAATTTGTCTACTACTTTAGCAGCCAACGCACCAGAATATCTCGGATTGTTTTGTGCTTTACTTAGGTCGGCTAAAGCTGACACCGCTTGTGGATTTGTAGCTGCCTTTGCAATTAATCTTGGAGTCATGATAAAAACACCCGCAGTTGCAATGCTTTGTGGTAGATTAATTTTATCTGTTATTTCAGCAGGAAGAACTGTGTATCCGACAAGCCCTGTAATAGCTGCTCCTCCAGTAATTGTTGCTTTATTTCTTAAAAATGCTTGAATTTGACTCGGTGCGTTTTCTAAACCAATATCAGCAGCATTCAAAATTTGTTTTAAATCATTTGCTTCTGATTTAAATAATTTGTAAAATGCTCGTTTTGTTTCTGGGTCTTCATTTAATTTTGTTGCAAACGATTTAATTTTATCGGGAGAAGCAAACGCCTGTTCCATAAAACCATACTTAAAATCGTTCATTATTTTAACTGCGTCTTTGCCTTGTGAAGTAGCGTATTTATCAGCAGTTACAATCGCTTTAAATAAATCAGTAGATTTTTCTGTTTCGGACAAATCAAAAATATACTTTCCTACTTTTGATGGTGCTTCTTTCATAGCTGTGCTGATTGTTTCACCAAACAAAGCCTCTGTGCCTTCACGATATGCGTTTTGAGTATTACGATAGTCGTTGATTAATTTATTAGTATACGGACTATTTGCTAAATCTTTTCTCTTATACGAAAAAGCAGAATCCATTGCATTATTAATGCCTTGTTCAGCTTTAGTGTAAGCAGCCGATAATGCCGTTGCTTTTCCTTCGGCAGAAACCTTGTCTCTAGCGGCAGCACCAAAATTACTTCTTAAATCATGAGCGACACCAAAATCAACCACATCTTCTTGTTTAAGAATGTCTTCTAAAACAGTACGGCGTTCTGCACCAGCACCAGCAAACTTGCTTTTAGCTAAAAAATCTAATTCTTTTTGAGCTTCACGCTTGAGTGGTTTTAAATCAACAAACGCATTTAAATCTTCAGTTAACTTCTGATAAAACGGACGATAGGTTTCTTTGAAAGACTCACGAGCAGTTGTTATTAGATTTTGAAAGTTTTCACCAGCAGCACGACTTAATGGTTCATCTGCTTTTAATGCTTGTTTAAAAGGTTCTGAAGTTTCTAAAGTTGATTTTAATTGATTAACACCTTGACCAAGTGCTTCTGCTACTTTTTCTTGCTGTTCTCGATATAGTCCAACACCAGTACCACCTTTAGATATTTCTTCTAAAAAACTATCTAAAGTTCCACCTGACAATTGCGCTCTTGTTAGTGTGGCTCCTCTGTCTGATAAAAACTTTTGAGCAGCAATACGAGAGTCTCCAAAAGAAGTTTCTTTTGAAATACCAAACTTTTCTAACGCATCCTTACCAATGCGATATGTTTTTGCTCCTAAAGCAAAGACTAAGTTTCCACCGACATCCCATGCAGCGTTTTCTGCCAATGCTCCTAATGCTCGTTGGTTTGTCATTTGACCAGTTAAAAGTGTTTCTACACCTAAACCAGTAGCAGTGCCTACTGTAGAGCCAGCTAAAGACGGAACAAACTGTCTACCAAGTTGAGAACCTAGTACTCTTCCTTCAACAGCTCCAGCAGGTGTTTTAGTCAATAATGCTCCGCCAATTCCGCCTAGCATTCCAAAAATCTCTGGATAAGGACTTGTTTCCATAGGAGCAACCCCTCCTTCTGGAGTAACTCTATATGTTGTTTCTGGTGGAGGACCGCCAGCTTCTAAGACAGACTTATCCCAATCTATTTTAGCCATTTATTCAATTCCTAGTTCTTGTTCAAACTTCTTAGCAAAATCCGCTTGTGTCTGATTTATCTTCTTACCGGTGGCAACATCTGTTTTTAAAGCATTGTATCTGCGTAAATCTTGATAAATAGCATCTTGTTGTAATGCAATATTAAAGCCCTGTAAACTGCCTAGTTTATCTGCCTTACGATATTCGTCTGCTCGTTTAACTAAGACACGATTAACACCGATGTCGTCTTTAATCATGTTAAGCAATCGTTTAATTGTCGCAGGTTCTTGTAACGATTCTGGTTTAGTTTGCTGTAAGAATGCAAGTTCTTTTGCAGCTAACGAACCGGGTAACTGTTTAACTGCCGGTAATACTAAGTTATTTGTTAGAGCCTGTATAACTTCAGTATTGCTGGCTTTATCAGAAACTTGAATACCAATAGCCGATAGTGTTTTACTTGCTGTTTTAGCAAAGTTAGCAAATTGTCCAGTAAACGAAGTAGGTAGAATCTTCTCAATCTCAGCAATATCTCTTGATACTTTAGAACCTGTTTGTAGCGCATCTTGAGCTTTACTGATTTGGTCAACAATGTCTTTAGCTCCTGCCTCTGCTTCTTTCTTAGCAAACACTGAAGCAAACCCAGCTAAATCATTAATAATCTTAGTACCCTTGCCTTCTCCTTCGGCAGCAATGACCTTGTCTACTTCTTTAACTCTTGGGTCGTTTTCACCAAACTGTGAAACTAGATTAGTACGATATGCTTGTAGTTTAGCAATATTTGGCAAAGGCTCACGAAGTTTAGCAGTAGTCTCTGCTCCTGTCTTTTCTAATGTAGCCATCCGTTGTGCTTGACCTTGAGCCACCATAATAGCTTGTCTTGCACCAGCAGCATCTCCTTGTTGGTTCAGGAATTGAGCCATCTGTACCAATCCTTCAGGAGTGCTAGTGTCAAACTGTTTAGCAGCTCGGTCACGCAAAGACACTAACTGCATTGTTGGGGATTGTACTCCAGCTAAACCACGCAGTTCTTGACCTGCTGCAGTGCCAAACATTCCAGACAAACCAGCAAGACCACCAAAAGGATTTTGTGTGCCAGCAGCACCACTAAACCGCTTATAAGCAGCTTCTTGCTGTCCTAGCTTTTCTGCTTCAGCAATGGCTAAGGTATTAGGAAATAATCCACCAACAATACTTAGTTCTTCTTTATCAAACATATCTGCCATGATTATTCCTTATGCTAACCAATTGTTTAGTACATAGTTACCGGCTTGTTGCAGGTAAGGACTTACTCCTGTGAGCAATCCTTGAGTCTGTCCTAACTGACCAGACGCACCAGCAACATTACCATATAGTTGTGTCTGAGCAGCGCCTTGAGTGCCTGTTAAGCCATATAGACCTGCTCTGGCTCCTGCAGTGGATGCTTGAGTGCCTAAACCAGCACCTAGGGTTAATGGTTGCTGTGCCATCGTCTCTAACGCACCAGCTTGAGTAAACAGATTTGTGCCAGTAGCGATGCGTTGATTCAATAGATTCTGAGCATAAGTAGGTGCATTAGCAGCTAGAGTGGCATCCTCTCTTGCAAGAGCATTATAGTATGCAGCCATCTCAGGGTTTGTCGCCATCAAGCCAGCAGCATTAGGAGCATAACCAGCAACAGTGCCACCTGTAGCAAGACCAGTAGTACCACGCTGATATTGACGATTACGCAATTGTGCTAATTGTTGCTCACGGCTTGGTGCCAATAATCCACGCTGTTGCTCAAGATATTGTTGTTGTAATGTTGCGGTATCAGTAGTTGTTGGTAATGCTTCAGAACCTAAAGTAAACAAACGCTGACGCTGTGTGGCTACTTCGGGAGTGGCTGTGTATCCAGCAGAAGTTAACTGTCCTGTTACTGGGTCAAACGCAAAGTTAGACTGACCAAATGCAGTCGTAACTCCAACTGGTCTAAACGATGCAGCGGCTTCAGCTCTGCGAGTTGCGTCTAGTTGTTGCTGTGCAGATTGCTGTGATGCAGACTGTATTGCTCGACGAGCTGCATCAGACAAGAAATAGTTAGCACCAGCACCTAGTAAACCGCCTTGTGTACCAGTACCGCCAGCTCCAGCGCCACCAGCACTACCACCTCTAGAACCTAACAACGCTCTTAATGCTTGTGTACCAAACTGTTTAGCATAGTTAGTCAGTGTAGTGCTATCAAAGCCAAGAGACTGTGCAGCTTGGATGTCTGCTCCTGAAGACAAGATAATGTTACCTTGAGCGTCTTGGAAAATATCGCCTAGTTCGCCGGGGATAATGTTAGGGTTGCCACCCATGTTGAAGTCTTCACCGGTGCCAACATTTGGATTAAATTCACCAGTAAACGGATTTAACATTCCGCCACCAGTTACAAAATCATTTATATTGCCAATCCCTAGTTCTTGATAAGTTGGTCCAAATAGTTCATCCATACCTGTACTTCCTGTATTTGTTTGATTAAATAATCCTGCTCCTGCATCTACGGCTGCATTGACACCTGAACTAATACCCGCACCAGTAACACCTGAGATTAAACCTGTTACTGGGTCTCTGCCTGATAATAATGCACTGGTTGCACCACTTGTCCCACCTTGTGCTAAATTACCAACTAACTGTGAGCCTGTCTCTCCTGCGACTGCTCCACCGACTTCACCACCAACCTGACCTGCTACATAAGACACTGCAGCATCTCTAGCAATGTCTTCTATGTCGTTTCCTTGTGCTGCAGAAATACCAGCACTAGCTACTGCACTTCCTAGTGGACCACCAACATAGTAAGCCCCTAATTTGATGGCTGTGTTAACAGGGTCATCGATAACTGGTTGAATGACTGCATCGTCAATGACTTTACCAGCATCACCGATAAAACCACCGACATCTTCTACAGCGCCTAATAGACCACCATCACCACCTGAAGTACCTAGTACATCAGAGATTGGGTCTGTTATTGCCGATACAAATCCGCCTCCGCCACCCATTATTTAAACTCCAGTGACCATGCAAAGGATTTACCTTTTTTCTTTACATCTACAGGTAAGTTCATCTTTTGCATCATTGTTATTAACTTATAGTTATCTGTTTCAGATACTAGCTTTTTAATACCAGCTTTCTTTACAGCATCAATACCGACCTTCATTGCGCCTAGCAGCATATTAGGAGTATCTAGTGTGTACATATGCACTTCTAATACGCCGGGTTCTTTACGAATACCGACAAACACAGTGTTGTTGTGTCTAACAACTACTGCTTTATTCTGCTGAATTAAGATAGCTAAACCTTGAAAGAACTTGTCTTCTTGTTTGGTGAAGCCACCACGCTCTAGGTCTTTACGGATAATCTCCGTAGCAGACATCTGTTTGTCGATAATCTGTGCCATATTAGAATGTACCGCCATCCACTGAAGCAGCCTCTAAAGCGCCTGTAACAGTTAAAGTACCTGCAATTGTCTGATTACCGCTAACAGCTACTGTTGCAGCCGTTAATGTACCCGTAAAGGTTGGAGACGCTAAATCAGCTTTACTGTTGACTGCAGTTTGAATCGCTGCAAACTCAGTATTGATTTCTGTTCCACGAACTAGTTTTAATGGATTACCAGACGCTAGGGCATCTTTGGATGCAAAGTCTGTTGCTTTTGTGTAATTACTCATAGTGTTTTCCCGCCTTTAACAAAGACATCTACCTTTTGGATAGAGACTGCATTATCATCAATATCTGTTTCAAATCCGAACTGTAATACTTTACCTGTGCCACCAGCATTTAAGTTTAAGTTAAATATAATAATGCTACCAGAGTAGTTACCAATATTATACTCTCCAATGCCATACTCTGCAATCGTTGTTGGGTCTACAGTAATGGTAGAAGATTGATATGACTTCTTAAAATCAAAATCCCACTTCATTGTAATATCTTGGTTCTGTGCGCCCAAGATAAGCATTTCTACTTTCTTTAGGATTTTGGAGACAGTTGGTTGCTGGAAGTCAAAGTAGCTGGAATAGTAAACCATGCGGTAAGGACTGCCATTATCGCTATATCCGTTATACAACCCAATATATCCCGCTTTCCCGATAAGAAATTCTCGGTTTGCAGTTGTGCAAAACGCTGTAGGTGTGATAGTAGTCCAAGTTGTTGCTCTAGCAGACCCATCTGGCAATGCTCCTCTCATATCAAAACAATAAACAATATCTTCTTCAGCAAACGATAATATGTATGCTGCCTCAATGCTAGAATAGCCTGACTTAATCGTCTTTAAATCCGATGTACTTGTCAGTGACTCTAATAACTCATCCCGAACATTCTTAGAAATATCCCGCATTGGCATGGATTTCTCTTGAATGGTTCTTGTAAAGCTACGCACTCCGGTAGCAGACAAGAAGACAACATCGGAGCCTGTGTTCTGTATTGAGTCTCGTGCAACGCAGCCAATACCATTTACAATATCTGCTAATGCTAAACTAGCTGGGTCTTGTGCTGCACTATAGACAACAATATGGTTCTCACAGAATATAATTAAGAAACCATTGTGTGATGCTAAACCAACAATTGGGTCTCCATCACCAACAACTTCATTAATATTTAATGCACCTGCTGTTCCAGTCTGAAAGTTCAGTGGGTCAGTTAAATCACTGAAGTAGACTGTTTGTCTATCACCAGCAATGTCTGCAACCCAAATACGACCATATGCTGCAAGACATATATTAGGAGTAAATGTACTGCTAGTGTGTGCAATTGGTGTTACTGGAATCGTAGCAACATCGGCTAGTATCTTAAACACATAAGAACTAGTTACTCCAGAATAGCTAAAGTATAATGCTTTGTGTCCCGCCTGAGTAATAATTGCTCTTGCTCTAGCGTTGGGAACATCTGGTAGCGATGCTACTTGCCAATGGCTATTGGTAATGGTGTAAGTTGCATTAGCCGTATCACCGCTATTACGCACTAATTTCTGTGCTAATGCAGAACCAGTAGACAAGAATAACTTATTGTTACCAGCAGCAAATAACTGATTATCATTTGTCGTTGGCGACAGCATCTGTGCAATTGTTTTAACCTCTGCAGTACTTAAATCAGCATTGGTAGGAAGGTATGTAGTCCATCCTTTTCTAGCGCCGATACGACCAAACTTGTCAATAATGCAATTGTTTGCCTCAAGAGCAAAGCCTGCCTCTAGCGAAGTAGGAGCATCCTGAAGATTTAGTCCTGCAAAGCCCGGTGCTGCAATTGACGATGTAACAATCTGTTTGCTCAACTTGGAACCCAATTAGTGTCTTCAACATAACGATTAGACTCTAGCGATATGTAATCAGCCATTAAGTTACGAGCTAAAGCATAGGCTTCAGAAGAAGCAAGACCGCCATCTTCGCCACGCTCAACTACTGCTCTTGCATAGGCATTTAGAATA